AACCGCGTAGCTCGGATGAGCAAAATACATAACATCCGCTGATTGCGCAAAGCGCAGATCAAATACATCCGCAATCGCATAAGGCGTAGCTTCCTCATAGAGCTTATCAACAGATCCACCAGAGGTGTACGCGGTAAACCCTGTTGTATCGATGTCGTTGCCAAAGAGGTCTTGCAGCGTAAACGTGTTCGTTGTGGCGTTTGCAATGAGATAGTTGCGCCCATTTAGCTCAGTCATACCGCCTACGCTATCCAGGTAAATCTCATCACCGTTACTGTAACCGTGTCCTGATACTGTAATAACGCCAGGATCTGCCTGGGTTGCACCAGTAATTGTTTGCGCAGATCCTTCGAGAACTTGCAGCCCATTGCGAAAAACCCGCATATACTGATCGCCAAACTCCAGGATATAAGTGTCTGTCGTTTTAAACTGGAACGGAATAAGCCTGGTTTTATCTGCGCTGTCTTTAACCGCGCCCAGGTATTCTGTGCCAGGACGCCGCGTAACTCCGCCGTGTGGCTGCACAACCATGTTAGTCAGATCCGATAACCCGGCTCTATACTTCTCAAGATTAATACGCCCCTCGAGGCGCGGGGAGATCTCGCCAGCTGTAAACGTGCTAAGCGATGGAGCTGAACGAGCCATTAGAACCTCGCTTCAATAAAGTCATTAGCCTCGATCCGCTCTGGCGCGCCCTCTGTCGCATCCTGGAACGTAGCTTCTTTTAGCTTTCTATCGTAGTCGGCAGCTGTTAACTGCCGCATTGTTGTAGATCCTGTGATTGCATACGAGATTTCATAGGCTAATCTTGCCGCTAATGTCTCGATCAACCCGGCGTCATATTCCTGGGGATCTGTAATTCTTGCAACAAATTTGATCCGGGCTGTACCTTCGTCCGTAAGAAGCTTACGACCCTCGATGATAAATGCCGGGGTATCGTTATTGCTTCGCATGTTATCAAACGGAAACGTTAATGTGCCGTTGCTAAACTCTAACACCCGCAAGCAAAATGGATTGGTTGGCAGGGCATACTGGTATGCATAACCATATGCCGGGCTATCTGTTTCCTGGGGAAGCTCCGCTCGACGGATCAGGCAATTCCAAGGATGAGAGCGAAATACGCTATCGCGCACCGCTTCATAGCGCTGGTTGACAATGCGCGCTGGTTTGCTGTTTTCATCCAATGTTGTGATGTTCGACGCACCCAAAGTGTTAAGCGCGTAGTTTGCAATATCAACGGTACTTGTCATCCGCTATCTCCATATAAAAGAGGGGGCGGTTTCCCGCCCCGCTCAGCTTAGTCTACCACATACATGATGGTCAGCTCAATGGTGCCAGTGCCAGCTGCACCGCCCATTGTTACTGTGATTGCCACGCCATTCTCGTCTGTGTCTGTCTCTGAGCCTGAGCCTAGAGCTAGAGTAGCAAGAATGTCGTTCTTTGCCGCAGATGTTGACGCTGCCGCTGCCTTGTATGCTGCCGCTGCCGCAGACACAGCTGTACCAGCCGCGTTTGTGTGTGCCGCATAACCTACAGACAATGTTGTTGATGCACCAAGCGCGTCATGCGCAAGAGTACCTGTCAACAAACGAGCGCCATCAGGCAAGACAAACATCTCGATAACGTCACCAGACGCCAGCGCAGATGCCTCGTATGTGCCATGAGCTACGCGGATACGTCCACTAAGCTCATTTGCTTTGTTCATCACGGCTGGTGTTGCGCGTGAATTTGTGCGTTGTGCTGAATATACAGTAGCCATTTGTCAGTCTCCTTATTATTCGCTACACGCGATTTCAACGACTTTGGCTTCTTCCATACGTGTCGCACCTACTGATTGACAGTAGTAAACTTGCGTTGCGTATGATTTGTCTGCACGTTCATCAATGCGCGCTGACGGCTCTTTGCCGATTGCACACTTGATACCGTCTGCCGCAAACGCGATAACCTGGCGATCACCAGATCCATCGGTTGTTAGACGGTTGCTTACATGGAAGTTGAAGCCAACGAATGTGTTGATTTCACCCATAGCCAACGCTTTCACAGTGTTGTAGTCGCTTGATGTTACAGTCGTGTTGTTCAACAGGTCTGAGATCTGCTTCGGTGAGCAAACAATGTGACGAGCGATTGACGGATCAACGTTGCCCTCGTCCAAGATCTGCTTCGCCTCAACCAACTTAGCAATCGTCAAACCAGATGATGCAACTGCAATCTTTTGGTCTGATGGTAATACTGTGTCAGATGAGCCATCTTTACCTGTTTTGGCTGTGCCTAGTGCCGCTGCGATGATTACATCATCCATTGCGCGACCCATAGCAGCTGCCGCTGCACGGCTGTAAGTTGATGTCGGATCTACCAATAAACGAACTTTGTCCTGATCGTCGATCAGATCCGCATATTCGTAGTCAGACATTGTAACCATACGGCGTGAATGTGGTGTGTCCACAATCGGTGTATCCGCATGGCGCGATGTGCGTAGGACAGCTGCCGCTGAACCCACTTGGTCAAAGAAAGCTTTTTCGCCATTAACACTTTCTACATCCACCGCGTTACGCAGCAGAGAACCCATTTGCTGTGACAGCATCTGGATATTTGCAGAAAACTGTTGGACAAAAGCTGTAGTGATTTGAGTAGACATTTGCCTAATCTCCTAGCTTGTTACAGTTTTAATTGCTGCGCTTGGTTATCCTTTTCAGGGCCAATGCTACGGCTTAGGGCCGCTAATCCACTTGACGCACAAGTTTACGCGGTGGGCCTCTCGGTTATCCACCTGTCGCATAGCCACGCAAGCGCAAGACCTCGGCAACTGCCGCGTCATGCTCAGGGTGTCCAGCAATAGTGTACGGCGTATTAGGCCGCATATGTTCTGCAATGCGCTGCCGAGCTTCCTGGGCGCTCATCACAAACTCTGTAGGCTCTCCGACCAGGCTATCCTCGCCTAGCATCTCGGCAACTTTAGCAAACGCTCTAACGATCTCAGGGTGATCCCCCATCAATCTGCCGTCCTCGAGCCGAACCTCGTTAAAGATTTGCGGGTTTGGCATAACAGTTTCCGCCGCAGATCTTGCCATCTTCAAACGTGTTTCGAAATGTTGCCCAAACTCTTGGCGCAACTCTTGCTCGCCCTGGAACCGCGCCTCTTCTGCGCGTTGCTCGAGAGCTTGTAGGCCGTTGTTAACTTGCTCTTCATACAAGCTTGCAACCGCCTGGGCTTGCTTATTAGACAAACCGATCTCATACGCCTTGTTTCTAAACGTATCAAAAGACGCATCATCAAAGATCTCGGTGCGTTCCAGTTCGTAATTCACAGGATCTGTCGGCGCACCAAGTTCCTGGTAAACTGCGCGGATCTCATCATCTGTTGCATTTGGCCCAGGCTTTACAACTTTGTCTGCGCCAATAATCTTTTGCGCATTCAGGTGCGTTTTAACTAATCCATTAACATCATCCCACTTATTGATAAGTGGATTGCTGCGATATTGCTCATCGACCATATCAAGCCAGGTGCCTGTGGCTTCTGATGTCGGTTGTTGTTGCTCCACTACAGGCTCAGCCGCTACCGGCTCAGCTGCAACTGGTTCAGCGACTTCTTGAGATCCTGTATCTAGGGTTGCCTCTTCGCTCATTGTGGTTCCTTCCCTTCGGACAACATCCGGTCGATCAACAGCACAGCTGCGCGTTGTCCTTCATTAAATGCACTTTCATAAGGATCGCCGGAAAACGTGGTGGCCTCATAGCCGAAACGCTTTTTAAGATCACGCAATACTATCCCGCCGTCCTCAGTCCCGAACGTTCTGCGATAGCTAAGCTTAAGATCTTCTATCTTCTTCATATCTGTCCGCGCTCCCTTGCATCAGACGCGACTTTCAGTAACGGCGCCGCTTTATTTGCTTGCTCCGCCAGCATCATCTCCTGTTGCGCCTGGGCTTGTGCCGCTTGCGCCTCAGCTTTTTGCTGCCGCAGCTGCGCTACCTCAGATGTACTGCGGATAACACGCGCCGGGATCCCAGCCGTTTCGACCAGGTACTGCACTAGCTTATCATCGTCCAGGTAATCCATAACAGGCGCCACTTGCTGCATCTGCATCAACACCTCGAACCCACGCAACATAGACTGTAGATCAGTCATCTTCTGCGCCTTGGCTAGTGGCGAAACATACTCAATATCGATCTCTCGGCCCTGTAGCTCCTCCGGAGCCGCAGGGAGGAGGCCGGCCCGGAGGAGCAATGCAAAGGATCGGGAGATCAGGGGCTGGAGCAACTCCGCCTGTAAGCGGCCCAACACAGGCCCGAGGAGCCGCATTTTCTCCTCATTCCTTTGCAACACCTCCGTGGCAGTCATAGCTGGGCCATTGGACATTAGCAGCTGGTCAACGAAAAACGCCTGGCGTATCGCGTTCCGGCGCTGCTCTTCCATGTTTAGCCCGAGAGGGTTGTTAGCCCCAATCTGCAACGGCTCTAACCTGTCTCGCGTCCCGGTGCGATAAAAGTTCAAAGCACCTGGCGTAGTACGCACAGGCAACATAAACCCATCATCCGGAACCATAAGCGGCGGATCTATTTGTTTTTGTGCCGCTCTTATTGTTGTTTCTGACATTTTGTTCAGCATCTTTGTATCCGGCAGCGCATTCATTGCCGGGCTACGCCCATACGTCGAGACACTATCCTTAACAAAACGTGTGACCATGAAGGGGAACTCATCGAACCCGCTCTCACTTAACATCTGCCGGCTGTCCGCCGTGTAGTAAACAGATGCAATAGGCTTGTTCTTTGACGCGCGCCCTGTTGAATTTTGCCGGGGAAACACTGCATGAACAACGTCATGCTCTTTGTACGGCTCTTTTTCCAGGTCTTTCTCGACCTCACGCGGCAAGTTCTTCTCACCGAACTGCATCGCAATAGCTCGAGCCGTTAACTTAAACTTACGATAAACCGTATCAACTGTGCCGTCCTGGTTTTCAGAAATGCAGATCTCGGCAATGTGCCGGGAACTAAACCGCAAGCCATCATCAGATCCCTCGATATAGAACGCAGCTGTTCCAAAAACCACTAGGTCGTAATACAACTCATGGATCTCTTGCTGAAAGTTGGATCTATGAAACGCCTGGTACATTTGATCGAGGCAGATCTCTAACCACTCATTCGCCGCATCGTTACCCTGTAGATCAGGATCCCGGTAACGCATAGAGAACCAAGGGGTGCTGGGGGATGTAAGCATTCCATGCAAGCTAGACGCCAACAATTCAACGGCATG